CGGCCAACACCTACGAGTTTGGCGGTGTGCGTTTAACGACAGGTGCATAAATGGCAAATGTGGATTTTAAAAAAATAATCAGCGACCAGGGTATTCCGACCACAGAAGCCGAGATGCAGCAAGCGTGGCGAACTGAACTGGAAAACTCTGGATCAGAGATTAGCAACGACAACACCTATTCGCCGTTTTGGCGTTTAACGTCGGCATTAATTACCAAACCTGCGTTGTGGCTGGTTGAGTTTTTGATTGGCACGGTAATGCCAAACTTTTACTTAAAAACAGCAGTAGCAGATTGGGCGGTTGAGTTATTGGCTGATGCTGTGAACTTAACGCGAAAAGCAGCGGTGGCAGCTGAGTATTCGTTGGTGTTTACCCGAGACAACTTGGCGGTAGATACCGTAATTGAAGCCGGCACAGTGGTACAAACGGCCTCATTAAATAATGTGGTGTATCAATTAGTGGTGACTGAGGATACTGCGTTTTTGCCTGGCTTGGCGACTCAGCGTGTTAACGCGACAGCAGTGAGTGTCGGTGGCGCGTTTAATCTGGCAGCGGGTTATTTTTCAGTGTTGCCAGAAACTATTCCCAACATTGTCGGTGTGACAAATGATGTCGACAGTTTGGTGGTGCCGGGTGCAGACCGGGAAAGCAATGCTGAGTTAGTGGCTAGAGCACGGAATCAGTTTGGCACGGCATCGGACTATCACACAGATAGCGTTTATCGTGCGCTGATCTCAGAGTTTGCCGGTGTGTCGGTGGATGACATTTATTTTGTGCATGATGCACCGCGAGGACCAGGCACGGCGAATGCGTTTGTGCTGTTCGATTTTACGCTGGATGTTGCTCAATATTTAACGGACATTAACCAATACATTACCGACCAAGGCAATCACGGCCACGGTGATGATTTGGTGGTGTATCAAATGCCGGAACAGTCGGTGAGTTTAGTGGTGGATATTTGGCATGATGCTGCGTTAAGCACTACTGAGATAAGTACACTGCAGCAACAAGTGACTGACTTTATCTATGCTGCGTTTCGCCAAAACAAAAGCTACTCGGCAACACTGACACAGCCGTATTCACGGTTTGCATTTAGTCAGTTAAAAGCCGAGCTCCATGCTGAGTTTGCAGGTTTGGTGGATATTGAGTTTGACCAATCAAGCATTGTGACTGAGCTATGGGTGCCAAGCCTGGATAGCTTAACCATCAACATGCAGGCGGTGGGCTAATGATTGAGATAAAACTCCCGTTTTGGCTGGGCGGTGATCAGTTTGATCGCTTAATCACGGCGGCAAAAAGTTGGTGGCAACAAGCCCAAGATTGGATCTATTGGCCTTTAGAGCAAACCGATCCACTGACTTGCACGGTAGGCATTTTAGATTTGATCGCGTTTTCGCGTGATATTGAACAGTTTGCAGATGAACCGTTGAGTTTGTACCGCAAGCGCGTGAAATACGCATTAATCAACGCACAAGACGCAGGCAGCAAAGCAGGCTTTATACGTATTTTTGAGCGTTTAGGCATTGGTTATTTAGAAATTGACGAGCGTGTGGATGCGACTGATTGGGATGTAATCCTGCTTTATCTGTCTGATAGTCAATTGGCTGAAAACGTGGATCTACTAGGACACATTATTCGCAAATATGGACGCACTTGCAGACGTTATCAATTAACCGTGATCAATCCGATTGAGTTAGTGGTTGAAAACTATGAAACCGGCGGCCAGTGGGATTATGACGTGGCAAAACAAGAGATTGAACCGTGGCTGGCAACAACAAGCACTGAGCAAGTGACGGTCGGCAACAGTTGGGGACTAGATGTCGCAAGACTTTAAGAGGGTGTTATGGCTTTTATAACAAAATTAGGTGAAAACCAAATAGCAGCAAAACAAGGTGCCAGCGAGGTGTTAAACATCACGCAGTTTGTGTTTGCGAACATTGACGGCTTGGATGTGAATAACGAACCAGTTGATCGCGTTGAAACCATGCCGGCCCCAGAAGACATTATGGACACGCGCACGGTGACACGTTCGGGGTATGTCAACACAAATCAAGTGGTGTACTCGATTGTGCTGGATTCGGGCGTGGGTGATTACGACTTTAATTGGGTTGGCTTGATTGACGATGAAGGCGTGTTGATTGCTGCGACCTATGTACCGTTAATCTCAAAACGAAAATCAACCGGCGGTGTGCAAGGTAATAACCTGACTCGCAATTTTTTGATCGCCTATAGCGGCATTCAATCAACTACAGCGATCAACGTGCCAGCAGAAACGTGGCAAATTGATTTTACAGCCCGACTGGACGGTATTGATGAACGCGAGCGTTTATCTAACTTTGATATTTACGGACACGAAGCGTTTTTAGATACAGGCTGGATGGTGGTTCGCCAGGGCAGCACGGATGTGTATGACGTGTTGCCTGGTGTGGGGTATGTGGGTGGCATCCGTATTGCCAGCGCCGTGGCTCAACAAGTGACGGTGGCAAGCCCACCGGCATCGATTTGGGTGGATGTGTCGCTGCAGGGCGATGTGTCTGACAAATCAGCAGTGGTGGCGTTTATTGCTGATGCAGTGAATCATGATGATTACACCGACGGCAATGGCTTTGAGCATTATCTCACCAAGTTAGCTGATATTGATGGTGCGGGTAATGTGATTGACGTGCGGACGGCTGCCTCATTAAGCGAAGTCTCTGCAGATGACTTGGCGGCTTTATCTGCACAAATGACAGCGCTACATAATCAGCAAGCTTATTTAACCAGAGGCATTCTTGAGCCGTTTCCAGTGTTTGATCACGTTCCTGGTTGCCCTGTGCCATCAAACGATGGCGATGCCAAATTTATTAAATTATCAGCTGGCGAAGATGGTGTTGATGGCTATAACGAGAACTTATTGAATAATGAAAGTTATACCGGAACAGCACCAGAATTATCAGTGTCTGCGACGATTAATTTAGTAGGTAGCCCTGTTCACGGTGAGACCGTTGAACTTATTAATACATCAAAACGTTATTTAAGACCTGGTGTAAGCGGCACAACCTACGCCTCTCAAAACAAAGCGCATTCACACACCGTTCCAGTAACAACGTCTCGATGGGGGCAAGGTGACGGTATTGGATTCGGCTGGGGTAATGATGGGCAATCGAAATCAGTTACACCACCAGATACGACGGTCGACGGTGGTTCTGAGGTAACAGTTCATACCATTGAGGCAACGTACTACGCGAGGATTTTATGATGTTTTATCAACTTGGTGAAAAGATCGGCAAAACTGAAACATTGCCATTGGGCGCAATTGAGATCAGTGAGGCACGTTATAACGAGATCGCTGAACAAAAAACGCAAGGTTTACATGTCAATGTCATTAATGGCGCATCCACTACATACAGTGGCGACACGAAAACAGTTTATCAATTAAATGGTGATATTGTTTTAACACAAACAATGCCCGTTGAAGAAGCGACACCAAACGGTTGGCAAGATGCAGAAATAATCACGCTGTCTGAACTCAAAGCTCAAAAAAACGCAGAGATTGATCTGGCATACCAAGCTGCAGAAGCAGCAACGGTGGATGTGCTTGGATATACCTGGTTTGGAGGAAAATCCAGTGCTGCAGCGATTGAAGAAGCAAAACGTTTTGCTGATGGTGCTGGTGAAACCCAAGCTGAGATCTTTGATGTGACAGGTACATGGCACATGTTGCCACTGGCGGATATTCAAACTGTGTATGTCGCGATTGGTATTGAAGCGCGGAACAACAAGAAAAAATACACGAATTATCAATTTGCATTAGCCGCTGCTACTACGGAAGCAGCTGTGAATGCGATCACGGTGGACTTTAGCTGATGACAACCGCTGCCAAACTCACGAAATGGCAACGGTTTGGCACTTTGCTGAGCCAACTATTAAACCTGTTTGCGTTTAATGGGCGTGTGCAATGGTCGGTGTCTGCTCGCAGTTATTACCAAGGGCGTGTTTTGGGTGACCGTGAGTGGTTAAAACGAAAATTACTGATTGATAAATGGTGGTTTCGTCTTTTTAGACAAAAACACCACTGCCAACGGGCTTATTTTCGGTTGCAGTTAATTGCGAAAGAGATTTTGGAAGGAATAGACGATGTTTAATTTTACGATGACGCCATTACCAGCTGTATTAAGACTGCTTTCAGGCGCAAGTATTGACGAGGGCGAATTGGCAACATTATCACTCAAGTTTCCTGATATTTCGTATGTGCGTTTTTTTGAAGATGGCCTGGAGTTGACTGATCCTGTTCTATTTGCGTCTTTGGATCAAGCCGTTGAATTTTCAAGTGTGTCATTTAGTTTGGGTACGCATACGGTTGTCGCGATTGCTTATGATATCAACGATCAGGTTATAGGCTCTTACCCTTATACGTTTACTGTAAATGCCGTAACCAACGAACCAATCCAGGGCACTTTGTTTCCAGAACCTTACTATGGCTATTCGCAAATCGAAGCGAATGACTTAACGATTAATGACATTCACGTGCAAGAGGGCTTTGTTGATGGCGTTAATCGCGCACCATATGCGCTGTGTTTAAGCATTGATTTGACTATCGATGGTAATCGACTTCACACAAACAAACCTGTTCGCAATTACGAACATGCCCACATCGACTGGACTGTAACGTACGAAGACGGGTCGCCGATTGAGTATTTCGGTGAAATAAAGAAATACACTTCTCAGATTGATTACTCAGTCATTAACCCGTACACCGATATGTACGGCCCAGAGTGGACAGGGCCAGTTAGAAAAGAAGGTCGCTACAAAGCAAAAGTTGATGTGTATGTGCCTGACAAGAACAACCCCGGCTTCCCGATTCATCGAACATTTGAGAAGGTATTTGAGTTCTTACCGAATAATCAAAACAAAATTTATTTTGCAGGCTTAATGGGCGATGACTCAAAAGATGGATTAGACCCCAACGGCTTTGGCAATATTAATGGTACGTTTACGGCTGCAACACGCATTTTAAATGCTACAGGTGCGTTTGCAAGCTACGACCATGCCGCAGCAACTTCGGTAGGCTACGACAACGAGAACACAAACTGGATTTATTTCGATGGTGCAATACGCAGAATTGAATCAAAACTATCAGATGACGAGCTATTAATTGACGCTGCATTTGCACCAACGTCTGATTTAACAAATGTAAATACATCAACAGGGCCCAAAGCATGGCTTAAAACAAATTCGCAACTCCCCGATAATGTCGCTGTTTTATTAGCCGCAGGACAATCATTTGATGTTGACGAACAGCTTAACGTTCGTTTTAAAACGGGGCATTTCACAATTGATAAATTTGGCGCAGGCGCACCACCTGAGCTTTATAGCTCTACCTTAGGAGAAGTACCAATTGTCAATGTGAGTACTACAGAATCGACATCATCGTTTCCAGAACTTGTGTCGGTTGGCAATATAACTGCGCCTTTATTATCAAAACGACAATCTATATTTGATGGCTCAAACTCGACAGCATTGCTAACAGAGCATCGCTGTTTGACAATTGCTGACCGAATTATTGATGCTAATGGTGAAGCCCCGCATTTAAGCGGGGCAAGTATGCGTAACCACAGCTTTTTTTGGGGGAACACTTTTAACGGAAAGCAGCGCAAACATGTAGAGCAAATGACTGTTGTTGCATCATCACCCGCTGATACTGTTATTACATTCGAAACGCCGTTTGATGTTGATGCGTATCGACTTAGAAATCCCGATGGTGAAGTGACCATAAAAATTTATGAAAATGGTCGTGAAAACGGGCGGACGCACTATAGACGAGCACTTATGCCGGAGTCGGGCTCTGTAACGTCTTTAACATTAAAGGCCAAACGTGATACGCCTGCAACAATGCCGACACTTGCTGCTGGTACTGAAGTTGATGTATGTGAAACGCGGGGCAGCACTATTCACACGGAATCGCGCTATCCCGAAGACCGCATACGGATGATCGGTAATATCGTAACCACGGATGCAGATGATGATGTTTACGATCATCACTGGTATGCGAATAGCTCTTCACATCACAACCACTTTGCTTATAACGCAATGTTAGACGGCGAAGGCGCAAACATGGGGTTCAATGTCAATGTGTCTATTGCATTGCAAAAAGGCTGGTCGATGCACGACAACTTTTTCAGAGAGTGCAACTGGGCAGTTGAGGGCGGCAACGGTCTTAACACGATAGAAGATGAAGCAATTGAAGATGTGTATATCGCTAACAACATTGCAGATGAATCAGTAACGGGCGGATTCTTGTACGCGTGGCTCTACAAAACGTTTTTTATGGTCGGCAATAAGCTACAAGGGTCTAATATTAGGTCATCAAGAGCGTTTGCATCGATGGGTAGAAACGCTAAAGACCGCCCACAAATGAAAGACTTATTCCCTGCCGACGAATTGGGTTACGTGTTAGAGCGCAATGAAGGTGATGGTATCGGCCTATGGAGCAACAACTCCGAAGTCGTAGGTGATGAAGGCTACAATCATGTTGTTTCGATTGAAACATATCGAAATCAAATGCGTAATTTGAGTCCGAGCGCGAAAATGCTGAGTTTGATTAGTCTAAGTAATACTAATGAAGTGAGAGAAGGCACTGAATATGCGTTTGTTGATGATGTTATTTACGCACCGAACATCGTTGATAATAAACCAGCAAACATCGACGGCGAAGGCGTTACGGTTGCTGAATTGTTAGTTGATGTGGCAAACACGGGCGTAGTTAGAATGCTTGAAAAAGAACCGGATCATCAAGACCCAGACAACGGTAATTACGAGCCAAACATAATTCCGAAGTGGGCGCTTTACAATCCTCTTCAATTAAACGCCACAGTGGGCGATGTTATCTCTATTGATTTGAATAATTATGCGAACGGCAACCCGACTTCGTGGACAGCATCTAATCTAGCAGACGGGTGGGCTTTATCGGAAGCAGGTATATTGTCTCGCGACTCAATGAGCTCGATAGATTTAGTTAATCCAGAAATTACAATGACTAATGAGCACGGCTCTACGCTAATTGGTGATTTAACTATTCAAGCTGTGTTTGAAATCACGAACTATCTAACGACTGATGTTAATGTCTCAACAACAACACAGTTCAGATTAGATACGCAAATTGACTTAGCCGAAGGTGAATCATTCTCGATACTTTATCGTTTAGACGGCGCAGCCTCAATCGCGGCTGGAAGAACATCTGTATATTGGGCCGCAGCGCGATACGGCAATAATGAAGGGCCGAATATCTATGCTATTTCAATACAAACGGGCAATTCGCACTTATCAGCAAATGGTGATGCGATTGTTGAAATTGATGGCGTTGTAGTTACGTAAAATGTAAATGGTAACTTCAATCCATGGAAAAACTCAACAGAATGGCATGAGTTGAAAGTCACAGCGGGCGTCGGTGGATTATCGCTTGAGAAGTTCTTAACTGATTTGTTCGGGAACGAATATACACACGCACTATCAGTTGCTTGGCTTCGTGTACGCCGTGGATTGCCTGACGAAGTACGCTTTGCACTTGATAGTGGTGCGTTGGATGGGCAGCAAGAAACATCCGTTACAGGTGGCGGTGAGACAATCACTTGGCATGGCTCTGATGGCTTATGGGTTGCGCCTTAATCCATGTGGCATGAACTAACCCTTAACGGAACGCTACCCGCGATTGATGGGGTGATAAGTCAACGCTTAATCACCCCTTGGCAGTGGGATGTGGCTGAACGCAATGGCGGGGCAAGTTGGTTATCGTTCCCGAATGCAGTGGCGTGGGCTTCTGATGTGGTGGAGCCTGAGCAAGCGTTGTTGGTGATTGCGGTGGCGGCCAATAATGTGCGTGCATTAGCGGACCAGGCGAAACGATTAAATGCAGCTTTGCCGTTGAAGCAGGTATCTCAATTGGCACGCATGGCAAGTTCAATGGCTGCGTTAGAAATCAGCAAATTAAACTTGGTTGACTATAGCGACGCAGCAACCAATTTGCCGATCAACTCAATACCAAGTGTGTTGGCAGCATACAAAAAACAGTTAAGCAGTGATGCAATGGCGCAGGCCGACGCGTTGAGCAGTGCTGATCCGCTGGCGATGTTAGATAGTATTAATGCAGAACGAGCAGCGTTAAATGCTGAGATTGGTGCGAGTTTGCCGGCACTTTCTGGTGGTGATGGCTGGGTGTTTTATGCGTCAAGCAACGGTCAAACAACGATCAAACAAAATTACCCTGGCGCGGAATATACCCAAACGGCCTTATTAATGCTGCAGGGCGATGACGCTGTGTTGGGGCCTTTAGCAGCGAGGTTATACAGTGCTTAGTTTAAATAACGCAGCAATCAAAGGCAGCAACATGAAAGTGCATGCCTCTATGCCATTGCCGGCGGATGATTTGTCTGGCCAGTCGAGCATTACGGAAACGGGTGAAACCGGTAACAAAGCAAAACAGCTGACGATATCGATGGCGATTAGCTTTAAAAACAGTGCGGAATTAACCAAGTTGATTAATTTGGCTGAGGCAACAGACAGCAACGGTGCGCGTGTGGTTTATAACATTGTGAACACAACAGCCGAAGCATGGCGGATTCGCCAGGTGGTGTTTAAAGGTGAAATTTCATCGCGTGAAGATGAAGCGACACAGCAATGGCTAGTGACATTTAAGCTGCACGAAAAACGCAGTGTGCCGGAGAAAATTGAGTCTAGAGCAAGCAATCAGCCAGTGACTGATCAAGTAGCTACCGGCACCGATGCAACCACAGGCGTTGAAGTGGCCGACACCGTGGTAGAGCTAAGCGACTTTGAAAGCGTGGTGCTGAAAGCGGATCAATGGTTAGGAAAGCAGTTTAGCGATGAAGCTTAACAAGGTTTTAACCATCAATGGCCAAGCGAGAAAGTTGCTCGCTGATAAGGTGCGGCTTAATGCCCGTTCACCAGGTGCGGCACGGTTTGAAATGGTGGCGGATGATATTGGTCTGGCACTAAATCAGTTGGTGACGTTGGATGTGGGGTATAGCTTGCAAACGGCGACACAGCGTTTTTTTATTGGCTTGGTGACAGATATTGATACTGAGGCAACCGGCAAGGTGATTGTGTTTTGTCGTGAGTTGAGCTGGGTATTACACCGGCCTTTGCCGTTAAATTTGCGGCATGTGACTTTGGCAGATGTATTGATGGCGATTGAAGAACGCACTGGTTTGACGTTTTCAGTGCCTGATGTGGCGTATGCCAAACGTAAGGTGGCCAAGTTTTTTAATGTGGGTTCGGGTTACCAGGCGCTAGATGCGTTGGGCGAGGTGTTTGGGATTGCTGATTATGTGTGGCAGCAGCAAGCCGGCAAGGTGTTTGTCGGTAGCTGGGCTGATTCGCGTTGGTCTGGGCAGGGTAATTTTGTGATCCCTGATGCGGTGTTTCGCGGCAAGCGCACCAAAGGCGTGGCTGAGATTGCAGCATTGCCACAGTTGCGACCTGGGCAATTGGTGAATGGCCAACGTTTAACAAATGTGACATTGCAAAAAAGCTACATGGAGCTGGAATGGATAAGCAATTAAAAGAACGCATAGATCGCTTATTTCCTGAGTTGGCGAGTCGTTATCATTTGCCGGTGTTTGCCGAGGTGGTGGCGGTGCGTGAAACGCCAGCGCAGGGCGTGTTGTGTGATGAGTTTAGACCGTATTATGCGGTGGATGTGCAAGTGCTGGATGAACACGGCAAGCCCGATGAAGCATGGCCAGTGTTGCAAGATGTGGTTTTGAGTGTACCGGTGGCGGGGCATGAGATGGGCTATTTTGCGTATCCTGAAAATGGTGCTTGGGTGGAGCTCGCGTTTGCGTATGGTTCACCAAATCGGCCTTTTATTCGCAGTGTGTTGCCACATCGATTGAGTTTGCCACCGTTGCAGCGTGGCGAACAGCGTTGGCAGCATAACAGCGCGTCATTCCAGCGAATTGATAAAGACGGCAATCATGAGCGAAAAACGGATGTCGATATTCACGATGAGTCGTTAAAACGCTTAGTTGAAGCGGTGATCAACACTGAGGACTATCACCAATCCAGCAAAACCACAGCAAGCAACGACACGGAGGTGATCGGTGCGTTAAAACTGATCAAAGCCCTGGGCGCGATGCAATTGTTATCGGGTGGCAGTTTGGATGTAGCCAGCACGGATAAATTGCGACTGACAACGCAAGCTGATTTGTTAATCAAAGCCCTTGGAAACATTAACCAATCGGTGGATGGTGACATTAATAGCGAGACGGCAGGCAAGCAACACTTTGAAGCCGATAAAAGCTGGATGGGCAGCAGTGACGAGAATATTTTTGGCATGATGGGTGAGTTAATGGCGGCGATTATTCAGCTGTGTGACGTGTTGAAAACACACACGCACCCAAGCACGGGAACTATTATACAGGCGAGTGGTGTTAGTGCTGCGAGAACATTGGTAAATGGGATTAAAGAACGACTAGAGCCGATTATTGAGTAATGCAGGAATTACGATGCGGTGCATGCCGTAAGAAACTAGGCGCGGGTATTTTTATCGAGATACAGATCAAGTGTCCGCGCTGTAAAACAATGAACTATTTGAGAGCCGAGCGCTCCACATCCGCACGCCACGAGCGTCAAGAACAAAGGACGACTCGTGGAAAAATTCACTCTCAACAACCTGAGCTTATACAAAGCTGAGTGCTTAACGTATTTAAAAACCCTGGCAGATGATAGCGTTGATTTAATTGCAACTGATCCGCCTTACTTTCGAGTAAAAACCAACGAATGGGATAACCAATGGCCAATAGAATCGGCCTTTTTTGCGTGGTTGGACGAGGTGTTGGTGGAATTAGCCAGGGTATTAAAACCAACTGGCTCGTTGTATTTGTTTTGTGGGCCTCACTTGGCAACCAAAACCGAACTAGCAGTGGCAAAACGGTTTAATGTGTTGAACCGAATTGTATGGCGCAAGCCCAGTGGGCGACACTTGGCGTGTCGAAAAGAAAGCTTGAGACGTTACTTCCCCCAAACTGAGCATATTATTTTTGCTGAAAGTGCCAAGCCAATTGGATTTGGTTTTGAGCCTATTCGATCACAGCTTCACCAGGCGATCATCGATGCAGGTATTACACAAAAACAGGTGGATCAGGCATGCGGCAATAAAATGTCGGGGCATTGGTTTGGTAAGAGTCAATGGCACATGCCAAGCGAGCAGCATTACAACACGATTAAACAATTAACCGGTGACCGATTGCCGGATTATCAGGTGATGTATGAACAGTATCGGGGCTTGTTAGATGCAAGCAATGCAGCACGACGCACGTTTAAGGTGACTAAACAGGTGCCTTTCACCGATGTGTG